AAAGAATTCGTTTCAGTTCAGCCAATGAGCTTGCCATCAGGTCTTATATTTTATCTAGACTTTAAATATGGTACAGCTCAGCCAGGATTTGATAACGACAACAACAACAGAACAGGTGATCCATTTGGTTCTCCTAATGCAGATGACTCAATGTTTGGTGTTACTACTACAACTGGTGATCCAAGCGGAGGTCTTTATGGTGCAGGACGTTTTGGTTATTCAATTAACGAAACATCTTCACTTGTAACTGCAGCTACTGGTTCAACACCAACCACTGCTCAAGTAAATGGAGATTCAACTTATTCTGGTTCAGCTTCATATAGAATGATTACCGTTAATGTTCCTACGAATGCAGATTTATATGCAGTTCGTTCATGGACATTTCGTTCTGGATCAGCTAGTACGGAAATTGCCCCAGTACAAGCATTTTCAACAATTAACAGCAATTACACTGCATCATTTGTTGTAACAACAACTCAAGCAACTGCACTTCAATTAGCAATTAATGCGGGTAACTTTGGTTTGAATTATAGCAAACAGACTACCGATATTACCAGAGGTGATTTTGAAGATAATAAAGGTGCTTACGGAAACGGATATAACACTGATATTGATATTCCAGAAATCAACCTTGAAATGCAGTCTAACCCAATCGTTGCTAAAACACGTAAGTTAAAGGCTGTATGGACACCTGAATTTGCTCAAGACTTGAACGCATACCATTCAATTGATGCTGAAGCTGAATTGACTTCAATGCTTTCTGAGTATGTATCAATGGAAATCGATCTTGAAATCCTTGATATGTTGATTTCAGCAGCTTCGACAACTGAATATTGGTCAGCTCGAAACAACACCGTATTTGATGGTACAGCTTTTCAAACTCTTGCTGCTGGTACAGCTACTCCAAGCTTGGGTGATGGATTCTATAACACTCAAGGTGGTTGGTTCCAAACTTTAGGTACTAAACTGCAAAAAGTATCTAATAAAATTCATCAGAAAACATTGCGCGGCGGTGCTAACTTCTTAGTAACATCTCCTGCAGTTGCAACTATCCTCGAGTCTATCCCAGGATTTGCTGCCGACACTGATGGAACTAAAATGGAATTTGCTGCTGGCGTTCAAAAAATTGGTAGCATCAATAATCGTTATACCGTATACAAAAACCCATACATGTTAGAGAACGTAATTTTGATGGGCTTCAGAGGTGCACAGTTCCTTGAAACGGGCGCTGTATTTGCTCCTTATATTCCGTTAATTATGACTCCGCTTGTATACGATCCGGTGAACTTCACTCCACGTAAAGGTGTCATGACACGTTACGCGAAGCAAGTAGTTCGTCCAGAATTCTACGGAAAAGTATACGTTCATGGTCTTAACACGCTTTAATAGTTAACTTCAATTAGAATTAACAATTAACGACTTAATGACTTAAACAAGGAAGGGTGGCTTTGGTCACCCTTTCTTACTGTTTATATATTTATACTAAAAGGTATTATGGCAGTAGAAAGACATAAATACGAAATGTTTGTAGAAATACGTTATGCAGGTCGACTTATCGATGTACTAGATCGAATTCGAGCTATACGAATGGTTTTGATGGTTCATATAGAACGAGACCTAGGCCCAGATAAAGAACTAATCAAAATAAAAGTTATGACCGCATATCCGCCAAAAGAAACATTTTTTGCTATACGAAAAATGTGTTTGGGAAAAATTGAAACATTGAAAGATATGACTCTTTTACAAACAACGCTTACAAAATTATTTTAAGGTTATTTTATGTCTACACAAAATCGAGAAAAAACTCCACCAAAAACTGATGTTAAATTTTCAATTACATTGTCAGAAGAACAAAAACAAGCAAAAGCAAAAATATTACAAACGCCTTTTAATTTTATTTTAGGTAAAGCTGGTTCTGGTAAAACTTTGTTAGCAGTACAAGTTGCATTAGATATGTTTTTTAAAAGACAAATCAACAAAATTATCATAACAAGGCCAACTGTATCAAATGAAGATAACGGATTTCTTCCTGGGTCATTAGCAGAAAAAATGGATCCATGGTTAGTTCCTTTGCGTAGCAATATGCGTAAAGTATATAATAAGCCAGATATTCTAGATAAAATGGAACGAGAAGAACAAATTGAATTAGTTTCTTTAGCACACTTTCGAGGCCGTACGTTTGATCATGCTGTTTGTATTGTAGATGAATTTCAAAACTTAACTAAACAGCAACTTCAAATGGTTGTATCTCGTTTAGGAAAAGAAAGCATCATGATACTTACAGGCGATCGATATCAAATAGACTTGAAATTTGGAAATGATTCTGCAGTGCATGAAGTACCTAAATTAACCAAATCAAAATACGTTAATGAAATCATATTATTAGATAATCATCGACATGAATCATTAAATGAAATTTTAAAACTCTTAAACGAAACGTATTGATATTTATATAAAAAAGGAGTATAATGGATTATTCAGAAAATAGGCCCATATGGCCTGGAAGTTCTTCGTTTAATACTGGTAGTACTCCATTTGGATTTTTTGATACAGATGCCATTTTTGCGCAACATGCAGATAAATTTGCCAAAATGGCAGCACAAACATTAGGATATCCTGTACTAGATGTTGAATTGGTAGCAGTAAATTTTTATACTGCATTTGAAGCAGCAGTTGTAGAATATTCAAACCAAGTAAATCAAGTAAATATTGCTAACAATTTATTAAATACTCTCGGCGTTCAAACTGGATCTAGTTTTTTAACTAATAACAGTTTTACCGATGCATTAGTTGGAAATTCATTTGGTTATATAGCTAAACTATCAAAAACATATGGTACCGAAGCAGACAGTGGAGGTCATCAACCATGGACCAGAATAACATTTGATATAGAACCAGGCCAACAAACATATAGTATAAAAACTGCAGTATCTAAATCATTAGGTATTATACTAACAACTAGTTCCGTAGAAATTAAACGAGTGATACATAATGCACCTCCGGCAATCGTACGATATTTTGATCCATTTGTTGGAACTGGTTTAGGGTCTCAACAATTACTTGATTCATTTGATTTTGGAGGATTTTCTCCATCCGTATCATTTATGATGATGCCGATTCATGCAGATTTAATGAGACTACAATCAATTGAATTTAATGATCAAATACGTAAGTCGCAATATTCATTTGAAATACATGGAGATGATATAAAATTTTGGCCAGTGCCAGTACGACCAACTGGATCTTCATCAGCAACCCCATTTTTTGATAAAGTATTGGTTGATGTTATTTTTGAAGAAGCAAAAACAAATGAAGGCGTCTTATTTGGCAATACAGCACTTATGCGAGGTGTTATTACGGACGCATCAAATATACCATATAAATACCAAACATACAGTAGAATTAATGATATGGGGCGTTCCTGGATATTTAGATATGCATTGGCATTGTCAAAAGAAATGTTAGGTTACGTACGAAACAAATATAATAGTATTCCTATTCCAAATGGCGAAGTGACACTAAATGGATCTGATTTAACATCACAAGGTCAATCAGAAAAAGGCGAGTTGATAACACAGCTTCGAGAATTTTTAGAAAAAATGACTCGAGAGCAAATGATTACTAGACAAAATGCAGAAGCTACACAAATGTTAGAAATTCAAGCAAAGGTTCCATTAAAAATATATGTTGGATAAAGGATTACTATGGCACTATTTGGAACAATGCGAGATGCTAAATTTTTAGCATCAATTAACAGAGAAGTAATCAATGCAGTAGTAGATACAGAAATTGAATTCTACAAACTAATATTAGACACTACTGAATCTAATATATACGGAGAATCAGATTCTAAATCATATTATGATTCATTGTTGTTACCATGCATCATAACTAAAGACGATAAATCTGCAGTAATGGATGATTATGGTCATTCATATACTAGAACATTAACATTTGGCGTTTCTAGAGACTTACTAGAACGTGCAGATTTTTATCCTGAAGTGGGAGATATTGTATTTTGGGACAATGAATACTATGAATTAGATAATGTAGATGCAAACAAATATTTTGTAGGAAAAAATCCAGAAACATGGCCAAATGGCGATTCTCACGGATATAGTGTTTCCATTATGTGTAATGCTCATGCAACTCGACAAACGCCATTAAATATACGAAATATACGAGTTGGTGGTAATAATGAATTTCCGTTTAAAGGATAAGAATGCCTAGATTGAACAGACAGGATATTGATAGAAAAACGAATAAACCTAACCCAATTCGTACGGAAAGTTTTACTCCAGATTTAGAATTGAATCGTGCAATGCAAACGCGAAGAGATGATGATGTAATTAAAACCAAACAGCGAACAATATATGATATAGATTTTGCTATTAAATGGTATATTGACAATGAAATTCAGCCGCAAATTACATCAAACAAACAATTAATAACTATTCCTGTTATTTTTGCAAATGGAGAAAAGTGGGACAATGTACGTAGATTGGGGTATCTTCGTGACGAAAAAGGAATGTTGCAATCTCCATTAATTATGTTAAAACGAAACTCGGTATCAGAACGAGATGCACAACGAACTTTAGATGTTAATAGAGCACATCCGGCAAATTATATAATTTATCGAAGTAAATATAATTCTAGAAATCGATATGAAGATGAATTATTTCCTATACCAAAAAATCAACCTGCACAATCTGAAGAATTTTATATTGTTGATATACCAAAATATGTTACGGTTGAATATGATATGATGATATGGTGTGATTTTACAACACAAATGAATGATATTATAGATCAAATATTACCATATGGTAGATTTTCTTGGGGAAATGACACAAACAAATTTCAAACTACAATTGGTTCTATTTCATTTGAAACGGTTAATACGATCGGAGAAGATCGTTTAGTTAGAGCAAGTATACCACTAACAGTACTAGGAACATTGTTATCAGAACAAGAAATTAGAATGTCAACTATCAAAAAAATGTATTCAATTAAAAAAGTATCATTTGATCAAATTATTGATGTTGATAATAACATATTTGAAACATTAGAAATTCCTGCACAACTGATGCAAGTTCAAACTAATATATTAAGTGGCGGATCTGCAATTATATCCGGCGGTGGCATTGCTGTTAGCATTAATGCACAAGCAATGAATTATTTAACAAACATTACAGAACAAATCGCAACCTATGTTTCTGGAACTACCGTAAGCATATCAACGTTTGCAGCAATAAATCCAGTTACATCCACAGTTGCTAACAAAAATGAATTTGATATATTCATTAATGGACAATATATTGATAAAGCAGTATACACTTGGACACCTAGCGACGTTGCCGCACAAACAATCATATTCAATACTGCAACGTTAGGATATACGTTAACTACGCAAGATGTTGTTGTAGTTAAAGGAAGGTGGGCATA